AGTTCTTGCTATATCATCTGTTGCTGCTGCTTTTACAAGTACAGAAGAGGGTCAAAACAAGTTTAATAAACTTATGACTGTATTAGGTTCTATTACTGGGAACTTAATAGATGTTTTAGCAAGTTTAGGAAATGCAATTATAGATGTTTTTACAAACCCAGTAGATGCAATAAAAAAGTTTACAAATCTTATAAAAGAAAATATTGTTAATAGGTTTGAAGGGCTATTAGAGTTAATACCTCAACTTGGTAAAGCGGTTAGTTTATTATTTAAAGGAGAATTTAGTGAAGCTGGTAAAGTAGCTGCAAATGCAACTGCAAAAGTTGTTTTAGGTGTTGAGAATGTAGTTGAAAAAACACAAGAAGCTATTGAAAAAACACAGGAATTTGTACAAGAACTTGTAGAGGAAGGTAAGATTGCAGCGCAGATTGCAGACCAAAGAGCAAAAGCAGATAAGTTAGAAAGGAATTTATTAGTAGAAAGAGCAAAAGCAAATAGAGATAGAGCAGAACTATTAGAGAAAGCAGTTAATAAAGAACAATTTGCTACAAGTCAAAGAATACAGTTTTTAAAGGATGCTGGAGCATTAGAAGATGAAATAACACAAAAAGAAATTAAAGCAGCACAACTTAGATTAGATGCAAAAGTTGCTGAAAACGCTCTTGCTGGCTCAACTAAGGAAGATTTAAATGAAGAAGCACAACTAAGAGCTAACTTGATAAATCTTGAAACTGCTAAACTTACTAAACAAAAAGAGGTTACAAGTCAAATAATAGCTCTCAGTAACGAAGAAAAAGCTGCACTTAAAGCTATAGAAGATGAGAAAAAAGCAAATCAAAAAGAAGCAGATGCAAGAAGGGATGCGGACTTAAAAGCTAATGCAGATTATTTAGCTAAAAAGAAAGCGCAAGAAGATTTAGCAGAACAAGAACAATTAATAAGAGATGAGCAACAATGGAATATGTTGCAAAAACTTAGAAACACAGCACAAGAGCAAGAGCTTTTAGAACTGCAACAACAGTTTGATTTAAAAATGGAACTTGCTTATGGAAATAATGAATTAGAACTTGCCTTACAAGAAGAGTTTAATGCACAAGCTACAGCGATAGATGACAAGTATATTGCAATAAATAAAGCTAAAGGAGATGAAGCAAGAGCAGATAATCTTGCAGCGGAACAACAAATGCAAGATTTAAAACGCTCTGCCGTACAAACTGGATTAACTTCCATATCACAATTAACAAAGACATTTGCTGGAGAAAGTGAAAAGGAACAAAAAAAGGCATTTGCAATTAACAAAGCAGTTTCTATTGCTTCTACATTAATACAAACCTACCAATCTGCACAAGGAGCTTATTTATCACAATTAAGCATACCAACACCAGATGCTCCAATTAGAGGTGCTATTGCTGCTGGGATTGCTACTGCTGCTGGTTTAGTTAATGTTGCTACAATAGCAAAACAAAAATTTAAAGGAAGCGGTGGTGGAGCTTCAGTACCATCTGGAGGTGGTGGAATAGGGGGTGGAAGTACATCTGCACCACCAATACCATCAACACCAAGTCAAGCTCCGAGTTTTAACGTAGTAGGGCAAAGTGGATTTAATCAAGTGGCTGGAGCATTAGGTTCACAACCACCAGTACAAGCATTTGTAGTAGCTGGAGCAGTTACTAATGCACAACAATTACAAAACAATACAATTACACAAGCAACATTTTAAAATAAAAACAATGGAAATAATAGAATTAATATTAGATGAAGATAGCGAAGGGCTAACTGGAATCGAAGCGGTTAGTATCGTTGAGATGCCAGCAATAGAATCTGATTTTGTAACACTATCAGAGCAAGCAATAAAACTAGCTAAAATAGATGATGAAAAGCGTTTACTAATGGGAGCTGCTTTAATACCTAACAAACCAATATTTAGAAAGAACGGAGAAAATACTTTTTATGTTTACTTTTCTGAAAAAACAGTTAGAAGGGCAAGCGAATTATTTTTTCAAAACAGTATGCAGAACAACGCAACTTTAGAACACGAAATGGAAATTAATAATTTAACTGTTGTTGAATCTTGGATTGTTGAAGATACAAAAATGGATAAATCTAATAAGTATGGTTTAGAAGTTCCTAAAGGTACTTGGATGATTTCAATGAAAGTAGAAAATGAAGATGTTTGGAATGATTATGTTAAAACTGGAAAAGTAAAAGGATTTTCTATTGAAGGATATTTTGCAGACAAAGCACAAGTCAAAGACCCAAGTTTGCAATCTCAATGGAGTAAAGAGTTAGAAGCTATTGAAGAAGCTGAAGCTGAATATATGCTAAGTAATATTAAGGCGCTAATAAAAAAAGATAAAAGAACAAAATCAGGTAAAAGAACAGAATTAGAAACATTTAATGATTATCCAGATGCTGTTAGTAATAATGCAAAAAGGGGAATAGATCTTAATAAAAAAGTAAATAATAAATGTGCAACACAAGTTGGTAAAATTAGAGCACAACAATTAGCACAAAAAGAAAACATTAGTTTATCTACTTTAAAAAGAATGTACAGTTACTTGTCAAGGGCGCAAAAATTCTATGATGAAGGCGACAAAGAAGCGTGTGGAACTATCTCTTATTTATTATGGGGTGGTAAAGCTGGTTTGCGTTGGAGTGAAAGTAAACTTAAAAAGCTAGGTGAAATTAATTTATCATCTATGGTAGTAGATAAATCATTTGCTATTATTGATAATAGATTAGCTTATAGCACACAAGAAAAAGCTGAAGAAATGGCAGAAAATATTGGATGCGAAGGTTTCCATATACACGAATTTGAAGGTCAAGAATGGTATATGCCTTGTAAAGAACATATAAAAAAATAATTATGAAAAGTAAAAGATTTAAAACTCCAAGTAATACATCACCTAAAAATACTAAGCGTGGTTGCTTATGTGCAGATGGTAAAAAATACAGTAATAAATGTTGTGATGGAAGTTTACAAGCACAAGGAATTGGTAAAGTATAAAAAAAAGTTGCAAAAAAATATAACAGTAAAGGTTTTAAATCGTTTATAGTATATATACTCAAATTATGAAAGCAAACGAAATACTAAACAAGATAAAAAATATTGTTGGTGAAAAAGTTAATCTTTCTGAAAATAAAATAGAAATGGCCGAAATGAAATTAGAAAATGGTACTGTACTTGTTGCAGAATCTTTTGAAGCTGGAAAATCTATATTTATAAAAACCGATGATGAGCAGGTTGCTTTACCTATTGGTGAATATAAATTAGAAGATGGCAAAATTTTAGTTATTACTGAAGAAGGTTTAATTGACAGTATTAAAGATGCTACTGAAGAAGAAGTAGTTGAAGAAGAATTATCTGATGATTCTAAAGAAGTTGAAGAAACTGAATTAGAAGAAGAAAAAGAAGAAATGAAATATGTTACTAAAGAAGAATTTACATCTGCTGTAGAAGAAATTAAAGCGATGATAGAGGATAAAATGGGTAACAAAGAAGAAATGAAGGAAGAAGTAATAGAAGACACAAAAGAAGAACTTTCTGCTGTTGCTCCATCTCCTGTAAAACATAATCCTGAATCTAAAGTTGATAACAAAGTAAACTTTAAAATTTCTGAAAACAGAATTAAAACAACTAAAGATAGGGTTTTCGATAAAATTTTTAACAATAATTAATATAAAATAAAATGGCTAATAGTTTAAATAGTTTAACAACTACATACGCTGGTGAGTTCGCTGGGAAATACCTAAGTGCAGCTTTATTATCAGCAAATACTATCGACAAAGGTGGTATTGAAGTAAAACCAAATATAAAATATAAATCAGTAATGAAAAAAGTTGCAACTGGTGCTATAATAGCAAATGCAAGTTGTGATTTTACCAAAACTGATGATGCAGTAACAATAACTGAAAGAATCCTACAACCAGAAGAATTCCAAGTAAATCTTGAATTTTGTAAAAAAGATTTTGCATCTGATTGGGGAGCGGTACAAATGGGATATTCTGCATTCGACAATATGCCTCCACAATTTTCTGATTACATTATCGGACACGTTGCTGGATTAGTTGCAGAAAAAACAGAAAAAAATATCTGGGAAGGTACAAACGCTACTGCTGGTGAATTTGATGGATTAGCTACTTTAGCACTTGCTGATACAGATGTTCTTGATGTAGCTGGTGCTACTGTTGATGCAGCGAATGTTGTAGGTGAATTAGGAAAAATTGTAGATGCAATTCCATCTTCACTTTATGGTAAAGAAGATGTACACATTTACATTTCACAAAACATCGCGAGAGCTTATGTAAGAGCTTTAGGTGGATTTGCTGCTACTAATAGTGGTGTTAATGCACAATCTCATATGTGGTACGGAGATGGCGCACTTTCTTTTGATGGTGTTAAATTATTCGTTGCTAATGGTCTTAATGACAACACAGCAATGGCTGCTCAAAAATCTAACTTATTCTTTGGTACTGGTTTATTATCAGATATGAACGAAGTTAAGTTAATTGATATGGCTGATATTGATGGTTCTCAAAACGTTAGAGTTGTTATGAGATATACAGCAGGTGTTCAATACGGAATTGGTTCTGATATCGTTCTTTACCACGTATAAGAATTAAATAATAACAAGGGAGTTGAAATGCTCCCTTAATTTAAAAAAACAATATGGCTTGCGATTTAACAAAAGGACGAAAAGTTCCTTGTAAAGATGTAATCGGTGGTATTGTTAGAGCTTGGTTCGTTGATTATGGCGATTTAGGAACTGTAACAAAAACCGATGATGAGATTACAGATTTATCTGGTACATTTACTGCTTTTCAATATGATTTAAAAGGAACAAATAGTTTGGAAACTGCTATTACATCCTCAACTGAGAATGGTACAACATTCTTTGAAGAAACATTAACTTTAACATTACCAAAATTATCTAAAGAAGATAATAAGGAAATAAAACTGATGGCTTATGGAAGACCACACGTTTGTGTAGAAGATAGAAATGGAAATTTCTTCTTATGTGGTTTAGAACACGGATTAGAAGTTACTGGTGGCACAATAGCAACTGGAACTGCTTTTGGTGATTTAAGTGGATACAGCTTAACATTAACTGGTTCAGAATTACAACCAGCCAATTTTATTAGTGGCGGTACTGCTGCTGACCCTTTTGCTGGTATGAGTTCTGCTACTGTTACTGTAACTGTAGGAACTAATAGTTAAAAAATACGCGATTAAATAATTGTGTGATTCATAATATATGTTTGATTGGAGGGGAGGGAGTGATTAACCTCCCCTTTTTTATTTTAAAATATGCAGATACACCCAGTAGTTGGAGCAAAAAACATTAACTTTATACCAAGAGAGGCAATAATACCCTATCCTAATATGGTTAAAACATATAAAATTGATATTAAATCTGAGGCACAAAATAAAATTATTTTTACAGATAGCAATATGAGTATTACTGAATTAGATTATTATTACAAATATATTCTTGTTGAAGAAGTTGGAACTCCTACAATATTAAAAGAAAATAACTATTATACTATTACAATCACAAATACTACGGATAACACAATAATTTTT